GCCACTTCCAGAACCAATAATTGACGGAGATACTTTTTTCACAGGAGTAAACATGCGTCTTGACCCCGGCCAACTTCAGCCGGGTCTTTGTGCTTTTGCAAGGAATAAGAGGTTTGTTACTGGTAAAGTGGCGACCAGACCGGGTATTAAAAAAATGCCTTGGACTAATAAAGCCTACGCCGCTTGGGAAGAAAAGTCGTACGATTCTGGCGACATAGTGACGTATAGCGGAAGAGGGGCTGTTATCACCGCATCTACTAGTGGGGGATTAACAGGTAAAGAGAAGATAGAGGCGGGGAATGGAAATGTTTCTTTTGCTGGTATTAATTTATTGTCTATTAACGATGGGGGTTTTGGTTCTGGTTCTACGGGTTGGTTAACGGCGGCTGAAACAGATAGTGAAACAAATTCAGGTGTCGGAGGTCTTGGAGGTAGTTCGGGATGGACTATAGGAGATACCGCAGTACACGCCGCAGTATCGGGAGCAGATAATCTCTATCAAGACATTGGTTCTTTTTTAGGTTGCGACTATGTGCTAACAGTTACAATTACACAAACATCTGGTAATGCGGGGCATGTAAAGTTTTTACTGGGAACCACGGGATATGGAACGTCTACCGGAAGTCCCGTTGGGTATACACAAGATGGGGCAGGAACAACCAACGATCCCTTTGTAGGAAAATATAAGCCAAATGTAGAGGTAGGTGGAACCGTTACATATACTGTTAATCTTACGGCAAAAGGAATACGCCCAAACAGATTTTATATACAGGCAACTGGTGACTTTGCGGGAACGGTAGATTCTATTTCCATGACGGAAACTTCTACCCCTGAAAAAGTGATGTTGACTAATCCTATTGAGATAGGCGGCGGCGTTTTTAAAACTAGCGGCCCAGTAAGTAATAATTCCCTTAAATCTGGAACTACCGAACAGATTGGGCCTTTTTTCCAGAGAGCCGCTAGTCCCGATCCCGGTACTGAACCTCCAGTAGCTACATATACCGCAAACACTAATGTATCTACGTTAACTAGTGGGTGGACTAGCCTCGGACAACGCACTTACGGATACGGAACTGTTTACGGATCGGGTATTTTTCGTGATCCCAATAGTATAGAACATTTACTAGTGGCTACTTCAGATGGGGTGTATGCCACGAAAGAAGGCAACCCTTCTAGAAAACTTTTAGGGGTATCTAGCATTTCTCAAGACGTTACTTTTATCCAATGTTTTAACGTTGTTATCTTGTTACGAGGCGAGAACCTTGAACCCCTAGCTATGGAGAGGATTAGTGAGGGTTTTAAATCCATAACCCCCGTAGTTAGTGATACCGATATTGACGAGAACGATTCAGATGGAACGGAGCAAATGCCAAATGCATCTACTGGTTTGTTTTTCGCTAACAGACTTTTAGTTCCTCACCAGAAAGATTTGGTGGCGGCTTCTGATTTCCTAAATTACACTCGATACCAGCCAGTTATGGCTAATTTCAGGATTAACCAAGGAAGTGAAGATGAATTGGTTAAACTAGTTCGCATTAACAGTACAACTATCGCATGCTTTAAAACAAACAGTATTTACATCGTTTCCAACATATACGGAAATATGTCCGATTTAGTGTTGGACGAAGTTACCCGTGAATACGGAGCGGTAGGACAGAACTCAATCGTCCAAATTGGTAGTGACGTTGCCTTTCTATCTAGTAAACGGGGGGTGACTAGTCTATCTATCGCAGATAATGGTAAAGTTACCGCTGTAGATGTTCCACTTTCTGAAGCTATCCAGCCACTTATTGACAGAATAAACTGGAATGCCGCTAAAGGATCGGCGGCAGCATATCACAATAACCGATTATACATGGCCGTTCCTTTGGATGGTTCTGATTATAATAACGTCATTCTTATTTATGACTTCCTTATGAAATCATGGACGGGTTACGATGATGGAGAGGCTATAAAAGTTAAGCAGTTTCTAGAAACAGTCCATCAAGGAAAGCGAAGGTTGTTTTTCCTTTCTACTGATGGGTTTATAAATTTATACGATGATACCTTAACGGATTGTGGGTTTGTAGATGAGATTCCCGATCCAGATAACCTTGGCCGTTTAAAGGTTGCCCAAATTAGTGATGAGGTTATTACCCGTGGATATACAGCGGGAGATATTATGGTTAAAAAGTGGAAAAGTGCTGAACTTTTACTTGCCACTAACGACCCTAAATTTGTAGTAACGACTCAATTTGAAGGCCCGGAAGAAAACTATCTAACCGTAACCCCAACCAACGGAAAGGCGTTTTCTAGGGTTAAGTATGACCGTCCTTTTGATAAAGCAGATTTCACACAAAGTATGGTGAATAACGATTTCTTTACCAAATTTAGAGAAGACTATAGTGTTGGGCTTTCTGATGAAACCAATGGTGTGGATATTAGCCTCTTAACTGGTGCTTGTTCACCCGATACACAGTATACTTCTCAATCCACATGTGAAGCCTATGCGTCTGGAAGAATTTGGACATATAGTAGTTCAGATAATGGTTTTGATCCAGATTTACACCAGCGTTCTAGTAATAAATACAAGTATCGAGGAGAAAGTAGGTACGTTCAGTTAAAGGTAACAAACACCAACGGTAGAATAGAAGTTATCGGGGCTAAAGTTGGAGCAGTACCCGGTGAGAATTTAACAAATATAAAGACATGAGTTTAACGGTAACAGTCCAAAAAGGACATGATTTTTCGAGCGGCAACGTAACACGGGCAGCATTGAACGCGGGAGCCGTTCCTACCGTAGCTGTTACAGGATCAGTAGGAACTACTGAATTAGATGATGCTTCAGTCACAAGTGCTAAAGTGGCAACCGGAGCGGGAATAGAACTATCTAAATTAGCTGGCCAAACTGCCGATAACATTTTATTGATTGGAACATCTGCAGGAAATCCAGATAAAAAAGCAGTAAAGTCTTTGCCGGGTAAGGGGTATGCTTTTATTAAGGAAGTTGGGGGTCAGGCAGAGATAACTCCAAGTGATGGAACAATCGTTGCAGATAAGTTGCTTACCACAACTGACGATAACCTTATTTTGGGGTTAGCGACAGAGTTGACTACGGTTTCGGTAGACGATTACGTGATGATTCACGACACGGACGTTACTGCTGATGGTGCGGTTAGGCTTAAAAAAGCTAAAGTTAATGCCCTTCAGAATGTTGGAACTACGCAATATTTAGGTTCTAATATTACGGTTACTGGTTCCGCTCCTAGTTATACCGTCCCAGTAGATATGGATGGTGCGCCTTTTCAGTCTGTTGAATTAACCGATACATCTGGATATTACAATTTTACATTTGCTAATCGACCAGTTGATGGTGGGACAGCTATTAAGACCATTACGGTTAGAGTTAAAAACACAACGGGTAGCACTATTAATTACGGAGTTCAAAACGGTGCAGACTGGCCTAGTCCTTTTAATTGGCCAGAAGTTGCTTCTAACAATGGCCCTCCTGACATAGCGGCGGGGAAGGTTGCTCTAATAGGAGTGACCTTTTTCGGAGGTGGAGATGCAGATTGTGTTGCGGCTTATGCGGTAACTAACTAAAACGTAAAGATAATGTTAGCTAGGAAAACATCTTTTGTTTCAATTCTGTATAAAGCAGAAGAGGAACCCACTATTCTTATACCAAACCATGTACTTGATGTTAAGCTTGGGCATGAGAACTACACTCTTATCGCTTTTATTGAATCTCCATTGAGAGGACTCACTAATTTAAAGGATAACAACCTGTGTACGTGGCAACGGTTAGTAAATGATGAGGTTGGGGATACGGCAGTTTGGACAGATGTTACATCTACTTTTAACGATTCTAATGGAAAACTTACCCATACAATTGCACTAATAAATAAGGAAAATATTGAGTCTAAATGGAGAGTGAAAGTAACTGGTTCGACACTTGGAAGCGAAACATACCCTACAAAATATTCCCAAGATGTGATTTTTATAGTATTAGACGATAAAGTAACTCTATCGGGTGGTGTTAATCAAGCTACTCCACACATACCGTAATACCGATTAAGAATGCCAGACACAGACCTAAAACCGTTTTCGGTAACTGATGGAAAAATCAGTAATCAAGCGAAGATCAATCCAAAGAAGATTGCTCCCGCTAATGAAACGTCTGTTTTAATTGCACAGTCTGACAGGAAATATCAACCTAAAACAATTTATGGGGATGCCACGCTTGCCGCTGATGGTAAGTTAACGCTTTCAGAATCAGCAACGGCAGCTACTACGACCACAACGGTTGTGTCAGAGGTCGTAACTGAAACTATTCCAGAAGGAATGGTTAAGGTTGGTTCATCTTTTGTTCCGGTTTCTACTAAATCCGCATCTGGAACTATTCCGATACGAACAGGAACCGGAAAACTGGAAGCAGACACGTTGGAGGGGAAGGCTCTTGAGTTTGTAGTAGCCGTGAGTAATCATACGGCTGGAACAACCGAAACTTTAGGGGTAGTGGGTACTGGATTAGCGGGATCGACAAACAAAACTACGGTTCCAAAAATAGTTTACGAAGCAGTTGGAGACACTTCGGGCAGTCATTATAACTATATCATACCACATGGATTTGGATATATTCCACAAGTAACCGTATTACATGGGGTCGATGACAATTGCGGAGGTTATAACTATTCCGAAATAGATGCCGAGGTTGAAAGTGGAACACAGTCAACAACGGTCAAGACTTCTGAACAGGGGTTAGTTTTGAAGATGATTTTGGGATAGTCTGGAAACAATTTTAATTTAATAGAGACATGGCAAGCAAAAAAGTTTTTACCAGTTTAGAGTTTCAGAGTGGAGCAAAGTTGATTGCGCCGAAGGTAGAACTGCGGGTGGCCGCAACCTTAACTGACCCAAATGATGGCAGCTATTACACAGGCGCAGCGGGGCAGTTAGCATACGGGGGTGATGAAAGGTTGTACCTAAACACGGGAGGCTCAACGCCTCGCTGGAAACAGTTGCACCATGAAGGGCAAGCGTTTTCAACGGATCAGATTATT